GGGCGGTGGTGGGTTTCCTTATCTCTGCACCGCTCTTATAACCACTAACTCTCTACCGAGCCGGAGTAGTTGCTGCGGTCATCTCTCTAAAGAGCAGACCTTGACCACGAGGCCGTAAATCAGATTTTACCTTTTTCAGAGGGGCTAATTTTAAGAAACGCTTTTCGTAGATATTAAGCTCCTTTCCCTCGATGAAATGTTTGTAGTGTAAGCGTCCCATTATACTCATAATCCATAAATCCCCAAAAAAGAAACCCGGCTCGTTAAAGCCGGGCTCTTATGCTCAATATGCCCTTGTTGAAGGGAGAATTGTATATTTACTTGTACCATATAATTGAGCATGAAGTCAAGTTATATTATTCAGAAATTTTGTCAAGAATATTCTTTAATTATTTTTTTGAGTTCGTCAAGGCCCTCGATGTTCTGGGCTGGAAGGATTCCACGTCTAACGGCTTCGGTAGCCAACTTGCCGAAAGCAATTCTCATTGAGGCAGCAGCGCCATTAAGATTGGCTGCTTTGAGAATATTACCAGCTAAAAGACATTCTTGGTAAACTTTGAAAAAAGATTCTTGGCTTTTAAGCATAGAATCATAGAAAAACTGCCAACAAGTGTTGTCGAAGTGCTCAAGCTGAGCCAGGTTATTTTCGTCCGCCATAATAACTCCTTAATTCGATTGAAAAGTAAATAGTTCCGATTCCCATGAGTAAAATCCACATATCAGGCAACATAATTTCACCCTCCTAAAAAAGTGTAAACTGTTTACACTTTTCCTCTATTTTAGGCTAAAAACGCAGGTTCAGATGTAAACAGTTTACATCGCCCTGGACAATTCGGCAACCTTCTGGGCGATAAAACAGATCGCCCAGATGATTATGAGAATTTGGATCGCAAACCAGCAACAAGCGACAAATTCCCTGTTCTCAGCTTCTCGGCGTCTAATCATACGCCTTACGAACTGATTGTAGCCGGCCAAATCTTTGTCCGGCATTGCATGATAGTCGTTATTCATAATTTACCTCACATTCTTATATTCTCATTCCACAGCAGCCCCGTAGAGCCACGAACTCAGGTCGGTTAGGGGTAATTAGCCTTGATTTTTTACCCTTTGGTTATTTATTATTTGCTCTGATTCTGGATTAACCTCAATAAATCCACGTGGATAATATTTCATGGGTGGTACTCGATTTGAATGTTCGTGGAATTTACCTTCAAACAGCTCGAACGCCATTTTATCGCATTGCTCTGGAGTATTGCCATTGATAACGGCAACACAATCACGGTCAAAAGTTTTACCATTGACACGGTGAATATGTATTTGACCAAATGTTATATACCATTTCATTACTCTATCCTTTCTTTGCGGGTAAAACTACCCTTTTCTAATTATAGTAGCTAATCGCTTTGCGTAGGGGATTAATTCTTTTTCTGTTGCAGGTCTTATATGGATGGATTTACCTTGGCTGAGGTCTCGTTGGACAAATCCCCAATCGTACCGCTGTCCATCTATTGTATAGATTGAACTCATTCTGGTACTACTTTCAAAATAAAACTTCTTGCCGATAAATATTAATTCCATTTTAACACCTACTTTCTTGATTTACATCTTTGAGAAAACAGTAATAAACTATTGTATTTCAAACCCCCGGCTTGCGTTGAGGCTACGGCCTTGCCGACCGGGAGTATAGCCGGTGAGCTAATTAAAGTTAAAAAGTTAATCCAACATAAGGCATACCGCCGGGCAAACTTGACCATATTTCTTTTGGCAACAACCATGCCGAAAGTTTGAGAGCATTGCCAAGTTGAAATAGTTGTTCCATATTTTGATGTTCGCCCCATTGATGATTGTCTTTGTCCATACAGGCATTAAGAAAAGAAGTGCCACCGCCAGTATCTTTATGAAATGCTTCCGGTAAACAATCAAGCATCGACTTTATTTCTTCTTTGTGTGATTCCAATCTTTCTGGATGAAATCCTACATTTGAAACGATACCAGGACTGGTTATATGATTTGAAGTATCTTCACCATCATTAAAAAGACAATCCATAAAGATTTTATTTACATTTTCTGCTGATAATTTCATAGTTCACCATACCTTTCTACTGTTCACCATATCCATATTGAAATTGGCCTACAAGGACAGCACCGTCTTTGTGTCGAATACATCGTACCGAATGATAAGTATTGCCATTGGCCTTATCAAACCACTTAACAGCGATGACTGTGAATTTAATTACTCTGTTCTTTGACATTATTAGCGCCTTTCAATAAATGTTAATGAGATTTTGTTCGCAACTATATATATTATAGTCAATAAATCAAAAAAGTCAAATCGAAATATGTCCACTGTTTACACTTTTCCCGCTTATTGAGCCAAAAACCACGATAATTATTTTTATTTTCCCTTTGCAAATATCAATCGGACACTTAGTATATCAGACTATGAGTTATTGAAGTTATTGAACCTTAAATATCAAGCTACCAACTGAATATGATAACACACTTAAATACAACAACTTATGAGCTACCTATCAAATCTAATGAGTTATTAACTTAAATATTGAATAAACTTAACCAAACAATGGCGAAAACTACACAAATACCTCTAAGCCCTGAGAACAAACCACATAGAGGTAAAAGACTAACACAAGAACGAATACAACTCATTGTAGCCAACTACATAGCAAACGGCTGTACTGATAAAGCACAAGCTCTAATAGCTGCAGGCTATACCATAAAGACCGCTAAATATGGAAATACTCAAATATTCAATAACCCACGAGTACAAGAAGAAATAAAAAGACAAATCCAGCCTATTGTCGCTAATAACCAAATAACAGTAATTTCAGAGCAAAATAAGCTATTGGACATAGCAGATGCTGCTTATAAAGACAAGCGATATGCCGCCGCAGTCTCTGCGCATTGTGCGATAATCAAGACGATCGGCGGCTTCCAGGCTGATAAGCTACCAGAGGAGAACTTAGCTGGTAAAATGCTCGATGCCAAGAGGTCTGAGGATATGAGGAAGATTGCAGACCTGTACTACGCTAACAAGTATCTTGCTGAGCAGGCTGTAAAGCAGGTAGAAAGCTCAATGATAGAGGATGTAAACTCTGGACAGTCTGAGCCTTTACAGGACGTTTCCGACAACCTTACAGGAGGAATACCTTCCGAATTCCAGATACAAGACGATTATTCCCAGAGCGATACCCATAGCCCCCCAGAGGGTGGGGCTTGATATATAGTACTGTCTGGCTTTACAATACGATTGATTTTAGGAAAAGGGTGGTTATGGATATTGGATAGTTATTTTAATATCCATAAGGTGTTTTGAGGATATTTGAATATCTACAAGTTATATTGTTACTCAGGAAAACCGTTGATTTTAGCGTAGAAACGCAGAAATATGTAAACAGTTTACACATTTGAAAGGTGGATTAAGATGGCAAAGAAAAATGTACCGAAGCGTGGGGCTTTGTCTGCATCAGAGATTGCTCAACTTTATCGTGAGCCTTTCCAGATGTTCGAGCAGGATGCAGGTGGTGGCAAAAGGGCTAACCGAGGCAGGGGAGGATGCAAGACGACTCGTACCAACGGTAAGCGTTAATCATGGTTCCAATCGTTCAGGAGAGTAAATATGGTTAATAATCAATGTAGTAATTGTAAGTATTTTAACAGGTTGGGTGATACTCAGGGTGAATGTTTGAGGTATCCTCCGATGCCACATCCTTTGGTCCAGTCTAAGAGTGGTGTGGTTGGGGGTCAACCTCAGATTGCCGTTCCAGGTGTTCTGAGTTTTCATCCTCCGGTGAAAGAAGGAGATTGTTGTGGAGCGTTTATGGAAGCATAAATATCCGAATTTGGGGATAGAAAGGAGATGAGCCAGTGACTGGTGTTGAACCTTATAATTCACCATTCAGAAATACAGTGTTTAGTGGGCGGTTGGGCGGGTATAGACATGTAAACAGTTTACACTTTTCCTTATTTTTGGTCTAAAAATGGCGAAACTCGATACAAAAGGCATGGACATGGTCAGTCCGATACACTGGATAGAGGAGTCTCGGATTGTCCTGGCGAACGGTGATATATATTCATTTGACGAGCGGCCGTACCTCATAGGGATATTGAATAGCAAAGCGAGATTGAAGTGTGTCAGGAAGGCGAGGGGGTTGGGATTCTCTGAGACGGAGATTTTAGGCAGTATTCACGGCATGGCGTCCGGACGGTACAAACAGGGCGTTCAGTACGTCTTTCCGACCGATACGGATATGAGGAAATTCGTACAATCGAGGTTTAATGTAGTCATTAAGAAAAATCCCTTGACTTTGGGCCGGCTGGTAAAGAATACCGATACGACCTATTACAAGCGGGTTGGTGAAGCGAATTTATTCATGGACGGCGGCGGTCTCAACAAGGTGATTGAGGGCTTGCAGTCCGAGTCCATGACTTTTAGAAGTACCCAAATAGATAAGGCGGATATAGATGAACTGGATATGTTTGACGATGCCAACGAGGTTGTCAGGAGTGCTTTGACCAGTATGATGAACTCGGACGTTAAGGAATGTACATGTCTGAGCAATCCGAGTATTCCCAATTACGGTATAGACAAACTATTCCAGCAGTCGAATCAGATGTACTGGTATCGGTCATGCAGATGTGGCAAGCTCACTTCACCGGACAAGGAATTTCCCGATTTAATAGATAAAAAGGGCTGCCATTGCAAATATTGTGGCGGTCTTTTGAGCTGGCGGGGAATGTGGATCGCCGACTATCCCGAGCGCAAAGACTTATTTGGTACGGAGTCGAAGAACTGGGAAGGATATCACATATCCGACCTGAACGCTCCGAAGGTCAATCCGTATTCGATTCTTGAGGCTTACAGCGATAAGAGCGATGCGAATCTGGAAAAGGTTTACAAATTTTCTCTCGGCTTACCGTTCATGCCCAAGATGAACGCTCTGACTTTGATGGAGGTTTACGACTGTTGCGGTTATCAGTTCGAGTTTGAGAAGTACGACCAGCCGACTATTATGGGCGTTGACGTTGGTTCGAGTTCGGGTTTTCATGTAGTTATAGGCTTGAGGACGGGTAAGGACGATTACCGGATCCTCAAGGTTGACAGGTTGCAATCTTTCGAGGATGTGACTTTGATGGGACACAGGTTTCATGTGAAGAATTGCGTTTGTGACATGCTGCCTGAGCCGACCTATGCCCGAAAGTTCCAGAAAGAAGCCAGATTCAGGGTGTTTCTGAATCTCTACAATACCCATAATCCGACAGTCGAGATAGCCTGGGACTTCGATAAGAAGGAAGTAAGGACATATCGAAATTATATTTTCGATACTTCTCAGAGGATAGTGGCCGATAAGAGGGTGAAGCTGCCGAGGAGAACTTCCAAGATTGAGGAGTTCGCCAAACAGTACATTGTTCCGGTCAAGATTCAGGACGTCAAAAAGCAGGGTAACGTCTTTAAGTATTTTTCTCCGAGTAAAGACGACCACTATCGTAATGCGATGAATTACTTCTTGACAGCTTGCCAGATTTCACACATAACCAAACCTTACGGCCCTGATACGAGTAAAACGGTATTTGTGAACAATGATAACCAGAGATATATTTAAGGAGAGTAAAAATGAACATTGAAAAAATAAGAGAAAAATTCATAAAAGCAAGAACAACCGTAAGAATGAGGTTTGTGGATTGGAGAGATACCTTTGAAAAAGAGTTTGAAGAAGCCCTTGCCGAGCTATCAAAACCCAAATGCTTGACGTGTAATGATACAGGTGTAGTATGTGACGATGAAGATTTGGGAGGTCATGCTGTTACAAACAGTCCGTGCCCGGATTGTAAACCTACAGTTGAAAAAATATTATGGGCTGCGGTCCGCTTAGATAATGGATTGATATTCACTGGCAAAAATCATTCTGATGTTATCTTAACTTCTATAAAAGTAAATCATATAGAAGAGCATTTTTCTCAGGACAAACAAGGTTTTGTTACATCAGAATTTAGATATGTTAATAGAAAAGAAGCTGCTCAGATAGCTTATAACTCTGGGCAAATAAAGGAAAAGGCAGAAGTGTTAATTTCTGAGGATTTAACCCTATCAAGAGATATTCCATGCTCTGATTGTAAGCCTGAAAAGACAGAATTGACAGAACATATTCGAGAAGTTGTGAGCGTATATAATCAAATTGCAGGACATTTAGCATTAAAAGCCTGTTGCGAAATCGACCGCCTGAACACTGAAAACAGAACGCTGTATGAGACAAACGAACGACTCGAATACAATACGCAAATATACATTCAAGATATCAAAAAGCAGTCCGAGCGAATTAAGGAACTGGAACAAGCCCAAAATAATATGTAAACTGTTTACACTTTCCGGGTTTTTGGGCCTGAAAACGCAGGAAATATTTTTTACTTGACATCGGACATTTAGTAATTCAGACTCATGGCATGAGTTGGCTAAGCGATTTTCTAGGACTCAAGAAGTTAAAGACTCCTGCCGTCAAGGAGCCGGAGGAACTCGCCTCGATGGATGAATTTGAATCGGACGCATATCTCAAGATGTTAGCCCGGCAATCGGGTTATGAGAAAACCATCATCACAGGCAAGAAGAAACCTAAGCTCGCAGCAAAAACTTATTTGGGATAACGATGGACAAAGAAGCCGAAGAAATTTTGACATTGCGGGACTCCGAGCGAGCCAGGAGTACCAATATCAAAAATCTCTACCAGCAGTTCGCCGATTTGGGCTATCCTCTTGAGAATCAAATCATTACTCAGCAGTCACCCGGAACGGACAGGTCAACTGTAATCCGGGACTCCACCGCAATCAAAGCACTCAACAGGGGGACAAGCGGATTCATAGGCTCATGGATTCCACGAGAAAAATACTTCTTTGATATTCGAGTTCGTGATAGGCGTGTAGCGGAAATGCCGGATGTCAAATGGTGGGTAGCTCTTGCCGTTCAAATAGCCCATGAGGAAATGTTCGATTCCAACTTCGATAATGAGCTTCACAACAACATAAAAGGTGCTATGGGATTCGGGACGGGATGTTTATATGTCGAATGGGACTATATCAATCGCTGTCTGAATTTCCAGGATTGGCACGTCTCTATGTTCGAGTTCATGCAGGACGCCAGACGCAGAGCTAACGCAGTCATACTATCATATAAAAGAACCGCCAAACAGATAGCGGATGAATATGAAAATCCCGGCGAACAGGTGACACTTGCCGCCAACCAGCCCAATACCCAGAACAAGGAATTTGAGATTGTTCGCATTATAAGACCGAGAAAAAATCGCAATCCTTCATATCGTGACGTTATGAATATGCCCTTCGAGGATATTCACATCAACGCCGATGAAAAGGTTGTCTTAAAGAGATCGGGATTTCCGAGATTTCCGTTTGCAATCAATCGTTGGGAAGTAGGCTCATCTGAAAAGTGGGGACGTGGTTGTGGAGTTCAGTCATTATCAGAGATTAAAGACCTCCAACAGAAGAAAAAAGATTATACCGAATGTTGCCAGAGACTATTGAGACCACCATATCTCACAAGGGATATAGAGGGTAGCATAAATATGCTTCCTGATGGCCGTACGGAAGTTATGAATGTTGAGGATATTAAAGCTCTCAATCTGGCTTTGCCCGGCGCCTTCCCCGTTACCAAAGATGAGATAAGTGACCAAAGAAATGTCGTTGACAGTTATTTCTATAACGATGTATTCAGTATGTTTACTTCAATGACGGGTGACAGGCGTACGACTCTTGAGATTCAGTTAAAATACCGTGAAGGTTTGAGATTATTAGTATCACCCGTTGCAAGACAGCAGGTCGAATTGTTCAATCCTATTCTTGATAATGTAATCTCTTTACTCATAGAATGGGGACGAATACCCGAACCTCCGCCCGAACTCATAGGTTTGCCTTACTCCATTGAGTATCAAGGCGAGCTTGCAATGGCAATGAAGGAATTTCAGGCGAGGGGATTTGAGAGGGCAATGGCTCTTATGGCAACTTCGGCGAATGTATTTCCTGATATACGTGACCAGATTAATCTCG